GAGCAATTACACATCAAGCATTACATTCGGTACAACGATGACTTTATCCTCATTCACGAGGACAAAGAATTTCTCCGAAAGTGTAAGGTGCTTATCGAGAAGTGGATAACTGACTTAGGGTTAAGGCTGAGTCCTAAAAAGACACAGTTATTCCCGATAACTCAGCCGATACACTTCTTAGGTTTCAGTTTCCGATTGACTGCGACCGGCAAGGTGGTAATGAAACTTCTCCCGGAGAAAATCTCTCACGAGCGTAGGAAACTTCGTAAATTGGTAGAACGGGCAAAAGCCGGACACCTTACGAGAGAACAGGTCGATGAGTGCTTTAAGAGTTGGAAGGCTCACGCTGAACAGGGAGATACATATAACCTTGTGAACAAAATGTACGAATACTATCAAGAATTATGGAGGTAACAGAGATGTTTAAGTTTTTATCCGACAAAGAACAACTCCTGCGTGAGCGTAGGAAAAGTGAGCATATCGAAGCTCGTCAGAATAGTGTGGAGGTTGCGACTTCCGTAGCCTTCGTTACTTTGGCTGAGGGCGGCTCTATTGATGATGTTACGGCTACTGAGCATACCGACCTCTTTACTCCGTGGGTGAGCGGCGTAGCGTATGCGGTCGGTGCTTTGAGACAGTACAACAACGAATTGTATCGTTGCGTACAGGCTCATACATCACAGGATGATTGGACTCCCGATGCTGCCGCTTCTTTGTGGAGCAAGGTCGGAAATCCTGCTGAGGAATATCCTGCTTGGTCTCAGCCTATTGGCTCTCACGATGCGTATGCTACGGGAGACAAGGTTACTCATAACGAAAAGAAGTGGGTATCTACCTGCGATGCGAATGTATGGGAACCGGGCGTTTACGGATGGGAGGAAGTTAGCGAATGAGTACAATAGCAACCATCGCCACCCTCATCGGCGAGATTGGTGTACTCATTGGCGTAATTACTCCCGTGATAGTCAGCATACGGAAAATCTCAAACGGAACGAAATGTCAGTTGCGTAGCGAGATGCTCCGTATCTACTACCACAATCGTGAGCGTGAGGTTATCCGTCAATATGAGTACGAAAACTTCGTTATGCTCTACGAAGCGTACAAAGCTCTTAAAGGTAATTCCTTTATAGATAAGATTTATTCCGAAGTGAAAACTTGGGAAGTAGTGTCATAAGAGGAGGTAAATGTTATGGCAAATGAAAACAAGAAACCCGAACTAAATCTAAGGTATTACAACCACGAAATAGACGATGACCTTCCTTATGTCGGCGGTCTGAACCTTGACGAAGAGACAGGTTACATCTATGACGAAGAGGGAGATGTTGTCGATTTAGACACCATCGCCGCTTTCTGCGAGGGAGACGGGAAAGGAGATGACGAGTAATGGGGTTTACAAATAGTCCTTTGGTATCTTACACTAAACTGAGTCCCAACCATTCGGGACAGAGAAATCACGCCATTGACACCATCACAATTCATTGCGTGGTCGGTCAATGTTCTGTCGAAGTTCTCGGTCAAGTATTTGCACCTACTTCGAGACAGGCATCCTCTAACTACGGCGTAGGTTACGATGGTAGAATCGGTATGTATGTCGAAGAGAAGAATCGTTCTTGGTGTACTTCTTCTGCATCCAACGACCATCGTGCTATCACCATTGAGGTTGCGAGTGATACGACCGAACCCTATGCAGTAAACGATAAAGCGTTCGCTGCTATGCTCGACCTTGTTACCGACATCTGTAAGAGAAACGGCATCAAAAAGTTGGTTTGGTCTGATAACAAATCCGATAGAGTGAATCACACTAACGGATGCAATGTTACCGTACATAGAGATTATGCAAACAAATCGTGTCCGGGCAAGTACCTCTACGACCGACACGATGAAATCATCGCAGAGGTCAATAAGAGACTCAACATTACTACACAGGAGGGTAAAGTTATGTATCGAGTTCAAATCGGTGCGTACTCCAAAAAGGAGAACGCAGAAAAATGTTTGGAGAAAGCAAAGGCAGCAGGTTTCACAGATGCGTTCATCGCAACGACTGTTGTGGAAGATGCACCTGCGAAACAAGAACCTGTGAAAGAACCCGAAGTCGTTTTCGAGGAGGGCGATAAAGTAAAAATGGCGGCAAACGCCCCTGTTTACGGAAAGACCTCTAAGTTTCAGTCTTGGGTTTATGGCAAAACGCTTTATGTTCGTGATGTCGATGGCTCTCGTATAGTTGTTTCCACGCAGAAAACGGGTGCAGTTACGGGTGCAGTCGATAAAAAATATCTTACCAAAGTCTAAGGAGGTAAAAGACGATGAAAAAGGTTTTCACTATGAATTGGCTTAAAGCCGCAGGAGTTCGTGCTATCAAGACAGTAGCACAGACCGCCGTAGCAACTATCGGTACTGCCGCAGTTATCGGCGAAGTAAATTGGGTGATGGTAGCAAGTGCCGCCGCCCTTGCAGGTATTCTCTCCCTGTTGACAAGCGTGGCAGGTCTGCCCGAAGTCAAAGAAGAGGAATAACAATGACTCTATCCGCTGAAAAGCGATTGAGTATATAGTCCTCCTAAAACGAAGCACCGACAGGGCGATTAACCTTGTCGGTGCTTTGTTGTCTGTCCGAACAACACTCCTATTATAAAGTGGTTCGGATTATACTCTAATGGTGGAGCCGAGGGGAATCGAACCCCTGTCCGAAAGCAACTTGGAAGGAACTTCTCCGGGCGCAGTTTGTTATTTACATTCCCTCAACCCGGCGAAAACAAACATCCTACGGGAATCAGTAGCTTCATGATGCGTGGCACGGGCAAAGCTTACCGTACGCACGTTCTCCACTCAAATCACACCCAAGCCCGGCTCGTGGACCTTCCGGGGAGGATGCGCGCCTAATTAGGCAGCGAATGCAACAGTATTGTTGTCAGTTAAATTTAAAAGGTACCCGTTTTATCGTGGTCAGGCGCCACGGCCCGCTATTCCAGCCTCACTACCCCCGTCGAAACCAGTACGGCCCCGGATAGTAAGCAAGAATCTTTGGTGTTGTGGGGCGATGAGCGCCCCACTGGGTTACA